CGAGAACCCCGATGTCGCCGCGAGGTACATGAAGACCGCGCCGGGGGCGAGGCGCTTCCTGCTGAAGGTGTGATGTACGCGATAAGCGACAGGCACAGGGACGAGATCATCGCGATGCTCACGGCGTTCGCGTCCCTGTCGGAGGGGAACAGGCGGCTGGCGAACCTCCGCCGCCGCGCCCTCCTCATAGCGCGCTCTCTGGGGCGCAAGAGACAGATAGGCGACAATTCTAAAAACTTTCAAAAATGATAACATTTTTCAACGGCGAAATCGCCAAGATGTACGGGGTCGAGGAGGCCGTCCTCATCAACGGAATCAGAATATTAGGCAACATAGACAGGGACTCCGGACTGCTGTCCGGGCTGCTGCTGGAAAGGGACGGGCGGCTTTTCGTCAGGCTCTCCGAGGAGAGGGAGCGTCCGGACTTCCCGTTCTGGGACTGGGGACACATCCTTGGCGTGGTTTGGAGGCTCGTGAAAGCCAAGGCGTTGGCGGTGATGTCGCGCGACGGCACGCTCTACTGTTCCCTTCTCATAGACGCTGAGTAGGCCATGGACTACAACAGGAGGATAGCCGAGGAGCTCCGGGCGATAGCCCGCCTCCTCATCGTCGCGATATGCGACGGCGGCTACAACAGGTATGACCCGAAGACGCTGGAGGAATACGCCTACGGGGATGACGACACTTTGAAAACTGACCAAGACAATGATTGACGTAGACCAGATGGTCGCATTCCTTTCTGGCGACCCTTATCTAATCACCCCGGGAGAGACGTTGACTCCTCAAATCCAGAGGTTAATCGCCCCGTATTCTCCCTCCGTCTCGATGCGAATGTTTCGCGGAGGCAAAGGAGAGGATGGCAGACACCTCGAATGGAAAGTGGAGATCGAATGTCAGCAATGCGGTTCTCTTCTCACGGTAAAGATGACCAAAACCAAACTTTTGGAACATTTCAAAAAAATGAGGAAAGGAGAAGAAGGTATACTCTGCGCGAGTTGTGAACGGAGTTATAATGAACTCAAACTAAAGGAAGCCAAAGAGTTGCAGCTAATGAGAGAAGTGATCAGAAAGGAGAATACAGAAGGGTTCATACGGGTCTATTTGAATCCGTCTGCCCGGTTCGGAGGGAGAATGTAGCGGAAGAATGATCTATGATCTCCGTCGTCTCGCCGCCATAGACGGCCACGCGGTGGAAGCGTTTATAAAGTCTATGGAATATCGTGACTTCCTTCGCACTCTTTACTGGAAAATTGTTGCCGCTTACGTCAAATACAAGGCAAAATTCAAATGCCAGGTATGCGGCAAATCTGGTGTGCTTAACGTCCACCACAGGAACTACGAGCATCACGGAACGGAGGTCTATCACACAGAGGATCTTATATGCCTGTGCGATGAATGTCACAATCTATATCACGGAAAATAATGGAACAGTCAGGAAACATAAGGGTTATAAAACCATCGAACAACTTTGAGAGAATCCACTCCTCGCTCATAGAGGAGAACGACTGCCTGACGATAGGCGTTTACTGCAAGGTCATCAGGCTGGGCGACACTTGGAATCTCAACATCAGGGGGCTGGCCACGAAGCTGGACATAAGCCCCAAGAGGCTCCGCAAGATCATCGTCGATCTGGAGTCCAGGGGCTTCGTCAGGCGTGTTCCCGTCAAGCAGGAGAACGGTAAGTTCAACGGCTGGGACTACGAGTTCTACTCCGAGCCTGTCGATGACAGGACAAGGGCAGGACGAACCGACCTCGCAGGGAACGGACTTGACGGAGAGCCAACTTCACCGAAAACGGACAAGTCCGAAAACGGACTTGACGGAGAGCCGACTTCACCGAAAACGGACAAGTCCGAAAACGGACTTGACCGAAAACGGGTAAGTGAATATATACAGACTACAAGTAATATACAGACTACAAGTAATAACATACTACAAGGAGAGGGGGGGATCGCGCATACGCGCGAAGGAGCCGCTGGCTCCACCTCCCCCGCCACAGAGAAAGACGGGCAGGGTGAAGCGACACTCTTTGATAACGGGAGACAGGCGTCGGACGGCGGCCAGGCCGCTCAAAGCCAGGGAAAGGAAAAGGGCAAGAAGTCCCGCGCCGCGCCGTTCGTCCCGCCGACCCTCGCCGAGGTCAGGGAGTACATCGAGAAGGTGAGGCGGTCGCCGATAGACCCGGTGGCGTTCTTCGCCCACTACGAGAACAACGACTGGCGGCTGAGCAGCGGCAGGAGGATGAAGGACTGGAGGCTGGCCGTGGTCACATGGGAGAGGAGGGACAGGAATGGCTGGGGCAGGTGAGAACTTTCCGAGGCTCTCCGACGAGAGGGTGGAGAGCCTCCTTGTCTGGGACGTGCTGGCGAGCCCCGAGGTCATAGATGAGGCCCGCAGGGTCGCCCGCCCAGATATGTTCACGAACAGGCATCTGAGGGACGCCTTCTACGCGATCTGCGCGAGATGGGACGCCCGGGAGGCCGTGGACGCGTCGGTGATGATGTCCGTGGCGGACTCCGACGCGCTGAGGCTCCTCGCCGCCTACACCGGGAGCGGCGGCGGCATCGTGGAGACGCTGAACCACGCGAGGCTGCTGAGGCAGATGTGGGTGGCGCGGACGGCGTGGAACTTCGGCGACCGCCTGATGCGCTCCGCCTCCGAGGTGTCGATGATGCCGGAGGGCGTGATGTCCGAGGCGAGGGCGTTCTGCGAGACGCTGGAGTCGGCGTGCGGCGCGGCCTCGGAGAGGAGGCTGGCCGAGGCCGTGGACGAGCTGGGCGAAACGATAAGGCAGACAAGGGAGACGAGGATGAAAGGCGGGCTGACCGCCGTGCCCACGGGCTTCCCGTTCCTCGACGAGCGGTTCCTCGGCGGCTTCAAGGGCGGCAACCTCGTGACGTTCGCGGCGAGGCCGGGCATAGGCAAGACGGCGGTGATGCTGGCCATGATGATGCGCCAGGCCTCACAGGGCATCCCGGTCAAGGTCTGGAGCCTTGAGATGGGGCACGGTGAGCTGGCCGAGAGGGCGATGTACGCCCTCGGCGGCCTGAGGCCGGGCGAGAAGCTGAGCGGGAACGCCGACTGGGACGGGGCATGGAAAGACGCGAGGGAGCGGCTGGAGCGGTGGGGCCTCTACATTGAGGACAGGACGTTCGGTCTCGACGATATCGTCTCCGACATCACGGTGAGCCGCCAGCAGGGCAGGTGCTCCGCGGCCTACATCGACTACCTCCAGCTCGTCTCCGTGCCGGGGGGCAGGAGCGACACGGAGGAGCGGCGGATCTCCGCGCTGACGAGGCGGCTCAAGCTGCTGGCCAAGTCGCTCGACATCCCGATAGTCATCAACGCCCAGCTCAACAGGGACAACGTGAGGAACGACAGGGACCCGGAATTGCAGGACCTGAGGGGATCCGGCTCCATCGAGCAGGACTCCGACAGGGTGGTGTTCCTCTCCCCGAGGATGTCCTATGACGGCGCGCGGCTCATCAAGATGGCGATAGGCAAGAACCGCGAGGGCGGCCACGCCGGGGACTCCGTTCTGCTGAGGCCGAACGCCACCTACTCCGGGTTCGAGGAGGTGGCGCAGGACGCTCCGGCGACGATATTCCCGGACGGCGGCGACCTCCCGGCGACCTCCGATGATGAGCGGCGCAACAAGGATCCCTACTTCGAGATGGGCTGATGGAGGGGAGGGTGTATTCCGAGATCCTCCGCGGGACGGAGGAGCGGAGAGGGGCGAACGTCATACCCCGCCACACGACCCTACTCGGCCTGAGGCGCTGGGCATATTCCGAGGGCATCCCCGAGGACACACTCCTCCGGTCGCTCTCGGAGCTCAGGAAGCGGGGGCGGATTCTGGTCGGGCGGACGCTCAACGACTGGTGGATAAAGCCAGCCGAAAGCGAGGACGCGAAATAAGCCGCTTAGAGGCACGAACGGCGGCGAAGACAAGAAAACCATCGCCGAAAGGGCGAAAGGCCGCCAGAGGGGACGGAAACGGCCAAGGAACGGCGAATCGCAGTTGAATTTCAAAAAAACAAAACAGAAAAACAAGATTATGGCAAGCATAAACCACGCGTTCATCCTCGGCAACGTCGGTGGCGACCCAACAGTCAGGGCGATCGGGGAGAACCTCAGGACGGCGCAGTTCTCGGTGGCCACGACCGAGAGGAGGAAGGACAAGTCAGGGCAGGCGCAGGAGAGCACGGAATGGCACAACATAACGGCGTTCGGCTCTCTGGCCGACATCGCCTCGAAGTACATAAGGAAGGGCACGCAGGTGGCCGTGGAGGGGAGGCTCCGCACGAGGGACTGGACGGACAAGGCCGGGGTGAGGAGGTTCACCACGGAGATCGTGGCCGCCAACATCCAGCTGCTCGGCGGCAGGAGGGACGGACAGCAGGAGGCGCCCCCTCGGCAGACACAGGCGGGAGGGGCATCTTACTCACAGGCCCCACATCCCGTCCAGAACCAGGCCCACGGGCAGCAGCAGTTCAGCGATGACGGCAAGGGCGACCTTCCGTTTTAGGCACCGAACCCGTGCCGCGCGGGTCTTATCGCGGCGAATTGGTTATTAGTTTATTTCAGTTTAACTTATGTGTTATCCGACAGGCAGCCGAGAGGCTCCCCAGAGGGACTTCCCGAAGGCCGGAATGAGGATGCTTCCGGCGCGCCGGAGCGGCGTTTGGGCGGCAGCGGGGTTCGATTCCCCGCCGGGGAGCGGAGGACAGTGTAGCGGCGCGA